TTAATGGAATCGAAACATTCTGAATAATTGAATTTCCATCAATCTTAATGTTATCTGGAATATCTAACTCAATAATTACATGTAAATCTCCAATTAATGGAGCTTGTTCAATATCTCCCCAAATATTTAATTGACTTGCTACTTCTTCGTTTCCTAATTTAGGAACTCGCGCAGATATTATTTTTTTACCTGAATCCTCTTTAATTATAATATATTTACTTCTTAGATTAATTGTAACAACTATATCTTTTTCTTCAGTTTCCTTATCATAAGTTAATAAATTACCGGCTTTACCTGTATAATTAATCTTTTCTCTAGTAAACTTAAGTTCAATCTTTTTACCTACCATTGCATCAGATAGTGTAATTTTTTCATGTACATAAATATTTAAATGATCAGATGATGGTGGCTTAGGATGAGTCTTACCTTGAGTTTTTCTAGCATTATCTGACCCTCTTTTTCTAAAGTCACCTGATCCAAAGTTATTTACGAAGTCCTCAAAATTAAAGCCGTTTGCTTCAGGTCCTCTAGTTGTTCTTTGATTACTAAATTTACTACCATCATATTTTCTTCTCTTTTCAACATCACCTAAAATAGTATATGAATCAGATATTTTTTTAAATATCTCTTCTGATGCTTTGTCTCCATCTGTTTTATCTGGATGATACTTTAAAGCTAGCTTTCTATATGCTTTCTTTATTTCCTCCGATGTTGCAGATTGAGAGACTCCTAATATTGAATAATGATCCATTAACTATAGCTTTTTTATAAACTTAATCTTCTTATATTGTATAATAAAAAAATAAAAGGTTCTATTATGAAAAACATTAAAGTCTGTGTAAACATTATATGGGAGTATCCGACTAACTTAGAGTCAATTGGGATACTTAATACAATAATAGGAAGATTGTCTTCTACTGGAATATCGTATATTAAACTAGATATAGAGAAGATTATTGGTTTAGATAGTAAAAGATGTGATGAATTTGACGAAATATGCAGAGCCAATAATATTTCATGGATTCCTATTGCAACTTCAATTAAAGTTATTGATTTTACTCGACCGTATTATAATAAATTACCTAATGGAAAATCTGGCTATATTTCAGCAATTCCATCTAATTTAATTAAAGATTATAAGTTAATTAATTATGTAAAAGAATGTGCAGATTATGTTATCCTTTATACTGGGCTTTCTACGCAAAGTCAAATCGATAATTCAATTAATATTGCTCAACCTGATATTCTTATCCATGAAGTATATGAAGATATTAAACTAGATTACTTAACTTATCTTCAACATATTTCATCAGAATTCTCAAAGAGATATGAAACTGGTTTTACTCAATGTAATGAAAATAATGTTAATTTATTAATATCAGCTTCTACATTAGGCGCAGAATTTATTGAATATTCTATCAAATTAAACGAGACATCTCATCTAACCTTTTCTAGTGAATCTAATGAATTATCCTACTTAATTCATAGTTTAGACTTGATAAATAACTCTAGAGGAGGCTATGAGGCTAGACGATTAACGAAAAATGAAAAACTTCTTTTAAAATCATGAAAATAACACCTACTAAGATCCTTCAATTCATTGAAGGTAATATTAAAATGTTCGGTGATAAGTTTCATCTTCTTGCACAACATGAAAAAGAACAAGTTGCATATCGTTCTCAGATATGTAAAGATGAGTGTATGAAATTGGGATATTGTGTATATTGTGGTTGTAATCTTCCAGGAAAACTATATGTGACTCAATCATGTAACGATGGAGAACGATTTCCAGACTTAATGTCACATACCGAATGGAAAAAATTTAAATCCGATAATAATATTATCCTGGAATAGTATTAAGTACTTTTGCTAATATTGTGATAGTCGCTCCTATTCCTAATACTACATCTGGTACTTCGAATAATATTGCAGTTGCTGCTTTCAATAATGTAAGTAGTGCAGATATCACTATATTTAAAAGTGATTGCAGTGAATGTTTAGCCTGTTTAGCAATAATCAATGCATATAATGGATTTGGTGCAACTGGCGGCACTCCTATAGCTGGCGGAAGTGCTATTGCTCCAATCGCAGCAGTTACATCTTCTGGTATCTGAGTAATTGCATCCTTTATTTTTTTATATTCTGTTTTAATTTCAGCGATCTTATCATTTACCATTGTTTCAATCTGCTTCTTATATGCCTCAACGAGTTCCTTAATCTGCTTCTTTGTTTCTGCTTTGGCTTCAGCTTTAGTCATTCCTTGGGCTTCAAGATCGGCCTCCTGTTTCTCAATTACAATAATATATTTATTAATCTCTTCGCTTTTATCTGCCATATTTTTAATAATCGGAGTTGGGTCCAATCCTGGAATACCTTCGCCTAAATCACCTAATGCCGCGATTAATGCTATTTGCTTTTCTAGTGCCATAATTAATTAGTTTTAGTTATTTTACTTAATATGCTAGCTGGTTGTATTGGAATAGTTGGTGGAGTAGTTGGACCAGATGGCGATCCATGAGTATGCGAATTAAATAATCCTATAAAAGTATCACCTTTTATTACTGATTCAAGTGCTCCTTTACTAAGTTCAATTTTTGGACTATCTACTATTACTTTATTCGTAGTTTCAAGTGTAATTAATTTATCTGGTGCAATATTAATTAAAGCTCCTTTTACAGATAAAGTAAGTCCTTTGCTTACGCTAAACCATATTTTTAATTCTTGATCTCCATCAAAAAGAATAAAGTGTGACCCTTCATATTCAGTATCAAGTTCATCCTTTATATCGTCAGCTAATTCATGAATAGCAAAATATTCAGGCGAATATGGATTACCGTTATCGAATCTAACTGCTACTATACTTCCTATTTTAGGAATTGATATTGATCCTGCCTTTCCATCTTGGCCAAAGTATACACTTTTATTCTTAGGATATGCCCATGGGATATCCTTAGATGGAATATCATCATGGATAGTTTGTACCTTTACTCTAGCTCTACCTTCCTTTCTGGGATCATCTATTAGCATAACAACTCCTAAGAATTGTTTATCTAATAGGTCATTAACATCCCTATTTGATATGTCATGATTTCTTTCGTGCATAATTACTTTTACTTATAAATATTTCCTAGGTTTCGAGCTGGTGGGTTATTAAAAGAGGCACCTAATGCAGGATTAACTAGCCCTCCGATTAATTGTAGTTTCTGTTGACCTTTTTGAATAGCCTGACTTATTGAATCTCCAACGACCGGTAGAAATGATGCTCCCTCTACTCCATTTTGAAGATTCGCAGCAGTATTCATTGCACTCCATGGATTTCTTCTAGATGATGTAACTCCATCATCAGTTAATTTACTACTATCATGATATTCACTCTCTTCTTCAAAATATCCAACTTTGATGCTGAAACTATTAGTATTTGCAGACTGTCCAGGAATAACTGACATCTTCGATCCACCTGCAAAACTACCTGAGAAATCAAATTCACACTGTCTACATTTAAATTTAATATATCCAAATTGTTTCATCGGATTTCCTTGATCTGCGCCTGGACTAATTGAACCTAGACCCGATGTTACCTCAGTAGCCAATCTATTCAGTCCACCAGTATTAATTCCCATTGCACTTGTCATATTACTAAATTGAGTAAGTGGTTCATACCTAATATTTCGAGCTTCAGCAATATAAATATCCATTGCAAACCATCTTAAATTATCTGGTACTCTTTCTCGCATACTTTGCTTATCGTATATTGCAGTTCTATATAAATTAGCAATTTCAGTTATCCTTAAATCAATTGCTTCAAGTGTATCAATTGTTAATACTGCTTCTGTACTTTTATTTCCACTTATCATATTAGTAGCACCTTTCCATAATGACGCTAATCCGGAAATTGACTGGAAATACCATGGGGCGTTAAATGTAAGATATTCAAGTATCGATTTAAACTTTACCAGATTTTCTTCCTTATCTTTGTGATGAATTGATCCTAAATAAGTTTGAGCGCTATTTGTATTATTTGCACCACCTTTCTCAAATAGAGGACTTGACCATAAACTATCAGATATAGCTGAATTTGTTTGTTCAAACCTAAAATCTATCGCAAAGCTTAAGTACGTAGGCTGATCATACGCATCCAATAAGTATCCTTTTCTAAAAGAATCTGTTTTTGCTTGTATTCCGTAAAAATTATGCATTTGCGTTAAATTTTATTTTACTTGGTGACCATTCTCGCCTAGCTAATATTAATTCTGTTATAAATTGATGTGGATCAGTAGGGTCAAACGTATAT